CGGACAGACGAGACCTTGCATTTGAGACGAACTTATTATACATTGATGTTAATAATCTGAAAATTGGTGTTAAAACCAATTCTCCTCAACATCCTTTAGACGTTAACGGAACAATCAGAACAACAGATTTACAAGTTTCAAATAGCACACAAATTAACAATGTGTCAATTAGTGCGAACTCTATCACGACCACAGGAAATCAATTAAATCTAGCAACACCAGACAGTGCTGTATACAACAACAGACTATTAGTAGATGACTTAATTATTGATGGCAACACAATTACAGCCACAGACACAAATCAGAACTTTGAAATTATTCCTAGTGGTACTGGTACTGTAGAAGTACGCGGAGACACAAGAGTTGAAGGTAATATTCATGCAACAGGTAATATTAGAGCAGACGGAAACATACAAATTGGTGATCAAGACACTGACACAATAACAATTAATGCTGATGTGGCATCTAATTTAGTGCCTGATGCATCAAATACATACACTTTAGGTTTAGCAAATAAAAGATGGGACGAAGTATTTGCCAATAACTTAACTGTTGATAACCTAACATTGACAGGTAATATCACTGTAAATGGTCTAGACTTAACTGCTCGTCCAGGTAAAACTTATTATGTTGCAACAAATGGTGATGACTTGCAGACAGGTACACACCAAAATGATCCATATGCAAGTTTAACAAAAGCATTATCTGTCGCGGTATCAGGCGATCATATTCACATATATCCAGGCACCTATACAGAAGTATTTCCTATGGTTGTTCCTGTGGGAGTATCAGTAAGAGGTGATGGGTTAAGAGCAGTAACTATACAGCCAACAACTGCAACAAAAACAAATGATGGATTTATTTTAAATGGTGAAGTAACAATTGAAGATTTAACAATCACAGGCTTTAACTTTGATTCTGCTTCCAACACAGGACACGCATTCAGATTTAATTCAAATGGAGACAGTAGCGGATACGCAGTAACATCAAGATCACCATACATTAGAAACGTAACTGTATTAACACAAGGTACGGTAACAAGTGCAACTGATCCTAGAGGGTTTGGTTCAGGTGATGCAGGTAAAGGTGCATTTTTAGATGGTTCAATGGCAACTGCTTGGAGTAGAGAAGCAGGTGCATTGTTCCAAAATGTTACAATGATTACACCTGGAGTTGATGCAATGACATTGACAAATGGTGTTAGAGTTGAATGGTTAAACTCATTCACATACTTTGCTAACAGATCAATTTATGCTTATGACGGTGTGTCAGGACTTGCTGGACAAGGACAAACAAATTTAAGAGTCGATGGAATCAGCGGATCAATCACTGCTGGTGAAACAATATTCTACTACAATAACAGTGGACAAGTAATAAGTTCTGCAACAATTGATTCAGTGGATGGCAATAGAATTACTATTAACGGAAAAGTAACAGGATTTGAATTGCCACCTGAATCAGGCGGAAAAACAATGGTCACAAACGGTAATGCACAATTGAATACAAGCATTAAAAAGTTTGGACAAAGCAGTTTACAACTAGGCGGAACTGCTGATGGAACAAATACAGCAAACAGTGTAGACTTTGGTTTTGGAACAGATGACTTTACAATTGAAACATGGGTAAGGTCAAATCAAGCACAAACAACTGTGTTGTTTGACACACGTGCAAATACAAGTAGCGATAACGGAATTCAAGTTTCTGTAAGCAACAGTACTCCAAGAATATTATTGAATGGTTCTTATGTTTTAACAGGCACAAACGGATTTAATGATGACACTTGGACACACTTTGCACTTTCAAGAAAAAACAGTTATACGAAAATTTTCATAGACGGAGTTAATTCAGGACAAACTAGAAATCCAAAAGTTTTAACTTCTAATGATGGCGTTACTACAAACAGCAGTGTTAAGAAATATGGCGACAAATCAGTTCAGTTTGATGGTGCTGATGATTGTATAGATGTTGCCAACACAGCAGATTTTGGTTTCGCTACTGGAGACTTTACTGCTGAAGCATGGATACAAACAAACTCAACTGCACAACAGACTGTGTATGACTTTAGAACTGCTTCTATAGAAGACAAAATTTGGATGTACATTACACCAACAAACAACAAATTAATATTATATGTCAATGGTTCTTCTATTGCAGAACTTACAGGTATAACATTGTCAACTTGGCATCACGTTGCTTTAACAAGACAAGCGGGTGTTGGAAGATTATTTTTAGACGGTGTGCTAGGTTCAACATTTACTTTTGCAAACAATCTAGGGGCAACTACTCCTTGTAGAATAGGTGCAAGATACGATGCTATTGGCACAAATGAATTTTCTGGTTACATGGATGCAGTAAGAGTAAGTTCAACAGCAAAATACACGACAGCATTTACTCCTGGAAATTTAGTTAATACAACTGATACTTTATTATTAATTGACGCAGAAGATGGCATTGTTGATAATACAAATTTATACATGAATACAAATTTAGCAAGTGCAAAACCTTTAACAATAGGAAATAATTATTCAAACAATAATGGTTTTAACGGTTACCTTGATGATTTTAGAATTATTAAAGGCACTTCACTTTATAGTGTAAACTTTACACCACCAACAGCAGAATTAACTAGAACAAATGAAACTTCTTTACTTTTAAGATTTAATGGAGACAATGGTGCTACAACATTTACAGAGACATTAACACTTCCTCAAGATATTAGATTTAGTGGTGGCGCAACTGCTGAAAGATTCACTTTAGTAGATTATGCAGACTTTGGTGCAGAAGTACGTGCTATTGCATCTGCTTCAATCTATGGAAATTATGGAGTATGGGGTGATGGACTTGGTGTAAGAATGTATCTAATCTCCCATAACCTTGCTTACATAGGAAATGGAAAAGAAGTTTCTAATGATGCAAACACTGTGGTACAAGCAAATGAAGTTGTAAAACAAAATGACGCAAGTATATTTTTTACTTCAGTTGACCACAAAGGTGATTTTAGAGTTGGAGATCAGTTTTATGTCAACCAAGAAACAGGACAAGTAGACTTTACAACATCTACATTGAACATTGATATTGATCAAGGCGTTACATTTACCACAGGTTCTGATATTACCGTCATAAATGGTTCTAGTGTTGAAACAGGAAACATAAAAATTAGTGGAAATAAAATAGAAAGTTTAACAGGTGATGTAACATTTGATTCTAATTCTGATCAAATGAATCTACAAAATAATGTTGCAATTACTGGAAACTTAGATGTAACAGGTGACATAACAATTGGTGGTAATGTTACTATTGGAGATGAAACAACAGATTCAATCAATATAACAGCAGGTATAGGTTCTGATCTTAAACCAGCAGTAGACAACTTGTATGACTTAGGTACTGCAACAAAAAGATGGAACACAGTATTCACTAGAGAATTACAAACTGACAGTATCAAAATAGATAACAATGTTATCCAAACAATTGATTCAAATGCCGATTTAGAATTAAGAACAAATGGAACTGGAAACGTAAATGTTGAAAACTTCAGTTTCAACGGTAACACTATTTCAAATACAAACGATATAACAATTAATCCATCAACTGGTGTGTTTAGAGTAGATGGTACAGGTGCAGTAAAAGTTCCAGCAGGAACAACAGCAGAAAGACCGGGATCACCAACTCTTGGTATGTTGCGTTACAACACAGATACTGGATTCTTTGAAGGATACGATGGAAATTGGATACCTTTAGCAGGTGTATCAGATATTGACCAAGACACTTATATCACTGCTGAATTGAATCCTGGTGATGATGACGATACTTTAAGATTCTATGCCGCAGGACAGTTGGTTGCTGATGTTAATTCTACAAGATTTGATGTTCAAAGTTTGGTAGTAGACAATCTATTATTACAAGGAAATTCAATATCAACTACAGGAACTGACCAAGATTTACTCCTAAATGCTAATGGTTTAGGAACAATCAAAGTAGAAGACTTTGTTTTTGAAGGAAATACGATAACTAATAGTGTACCCGACAGTCCGACGGTTTTTAGGACCACAGGAGACGGTTACATCGACGTTTCGCAGGCTGGTGGATTTGTTTTACCAACCGGAACAAGCGTAGATAGACCAAGTGTTGGTGTTACTGGTATGATCAGGTACAACACAAATGACCAAAGGGTTGAGTTGTATGATGGTACTAGTTGGGGATCAATTGCTGGAAGTTCAGGAGCAGTTAGTATCCTTGACGCAACGGAAATTGCAATTAAAATTGCATTAACATATGGATAAGATTTGAGATGGCAACGGCATTTAAAAACACAATAATCAAAAATATAGGAACTGTTCCTGTAGAATTATACACAGCAGATCCTGGAACTAACACAACTTTTGTTGGATTAAGTCTTGCAAACTTGACAGATTCAGTTGTAAGAGCAAGTGTAACTTTGAAAGACACAACATCAGTTGAAGGGTTCATAATTAAAGACTGTTTTATAGCACCTAATTCAAGTTTAAGAGTTTTGAATGCAGGTGAAAAATTAATTGTTGCAGAAAACAATCAACTATTTTGCACAGCAAACATTAATGATTCTTTGGATGTTGTTGCAAGTTTTGTGGAGATAACATAAGATGACACAGAGTGTTGGTCAGAGTGTAAACGTATATTTGAAAGAAGGAATAAAAGACAGATACTTCTATGGTTTATACCGTACAGACGAAGGTATGTTGTACCTTGGTAGAGTTGACCAATTGGCTCGTAATGACAGTATTCAAGTGAATAATCCTGGAGCGGCGGCAAATGATTTTGTTGAATTCGATCAAGGATATGATTTCTTTGAAGGACGTGATCTCAATCATGAAAAAGTATTTTTAAATTTGAGATACGAACAATTCAGATGGGACGATGTAAATCTGGATTATTTTATAAACGATGACGGCGAACTGTGTGTGAGAGTCAACAGTAAAAAAGGAGAAGGTGTGGTAACATATCCTGATGTATCTGAATCAGTGGATACAGTTGTATCTCCATTTACTTTTGACAAAGAAGCATACACATTTGACGACAGTGACATAACATTTGATAGAGGATAGGAGTAGTAGGAAAAATGGCACGACAACTTATAAATGACGGTATTCTACCTAATGACGGTCAAGGTGACACGTTAAGGCAAGGTGCGTCGAAAATAAACAATAACTTTCAGGAGTTATATCAAACTTTAGGTAATGGTACACAAATTACTTTAATAGAAAATAATCTATTAAATGTAACAGGTGCAAACAAAGTAACTTTTTTATATAATGCATTGGCAGATTTGCCAAGTGCGTCAACATATCACGGTATGTTTGCTCATGTGCATGGTGAGAATGCTTCCTACTACGCTCACGCAGGTGCTTGGGTTAAACTACTTGACACAAATAAGTCTATTGGCTTATTAGCAGATGTTGATGTTGCAACAGCGGCTCCACAAGATGGACAGGCTTTAGTTTGGGACAACGGTAATGCAACTTGGAAACCAGGAACTGTACAAGCCGGCGGCGGTGGCGGCGGTGGAGGTGCAACAAACTTCTTAGGTTTGACTGACACACCTTCAAGTTTCACAGGCAATGCAAATTATTTTGTAACTGTAAACGGACAAAGCAACGCAATTACTTTTACTGCATCTCCAGGAAGTGTAAACGTTCTATCAGATGTAGACACAGTTACAACTCCACCAACAGCAGGACAAGTTTTAAAATGGAATGGAAATAATTGGGTACCAGCCAATGACGCAACATCAGGAGGTGGTTCTTCAGATGCAGATACATTAGATGGTTTGGACAGTACATATTTCTTAAATTACAATAACTTGTCTAACAAACCAACTATTCCTACAGAACTACAAGATTTAGGAATTGTAGATGGTAGTGCAGATCAAGTTTTAACTACTGATGGTGCAGGCGGATTTACTTTTGCCGATGCGGCAAGTGGTGGTGCAACAACACTTGGTGCGTTAACTGATGTAACAGTAGCAAGTCCTTCACAAGGTGATGTGCTTTATTACAATGGCACAGGTTGGGTAGCACAGAATGGTCCAGTAATTAGATGGACAATGACAGCAAATGCTTCATCGGACTATGTGTTCAGTGGTCCAGGTTTTGTGTCAGCAACAAATGATCCAACATTATATTTGTCAAGAGGACACACATATATTTTTGTAAACAATTCAGGCGGAAGTCATCCATTTGAAATAAGAACAGGTTTCAACGGATCAGCATATTCGTCTGGTGTTTCCAACAATGGTGCAAACAGCGGTGCTATAACATTTACTGTACCGATGAATGCTCCATCAACTTTGTATTATCAGTGTACTAGTCACCAGAACATGGGTAACACAATTAATATTGTAGCATAAGGAGTTATAGGTTTAAATGTCTGAAACTTTTGGAATAGGAATAGAAGATTTACAACAGTCACTTGGTAATGCACGTTATTTTTACGGCTTGAGAAGAACTGACCAAGGCACTTTGTATCTTGTGAAAGCCGATTTACTAGAGTTAGAAGACGGCGTAATTGTAAACAAACCAGGCGCTCCAAGTCAAAATTACAATGATTTTAGTAGAGGACAGGACTTTTTTGATGGTAAAGACACAGAACATAAAAAAGTTTTTGAAAATCTAGCATATGAACAATTTAGGTGGGATGGCAGAAATGTGTTCTACTATATTAACGAACAGGGCGAATTAGTTCTAAAAGTGAACGAATCGCACACTTACGAGGAATAATAAATACAGGTAATAGAAGTCTATGGCAGAATTTAAACTAGATAGAATACGTTTTAGATATAGAGGTGATTGGAGTTCAACAACCAATTACGTAAAAGACGATGTGATTCGTTACGGAGCAAAAGTATATGTCTGTATCGAAGTACACCAAGCAGATGCTAATTTCTACAATGATTTAAACAACTCTACACCAAGATGGGTGCAGATGATGGATGGTCAGTCTTGGACTGGTGAGTGGCAAGCGGCAACATTTTACAGAATTGGTGACCTTGTAAAATTAGGTGGTGTAATTTACAAATGTATAGAAGGACACACATCAAATACAAGTGCAAATGACGGAATTTTAGGCGATGAACTTAAATGGGTTTACTTTGCAAGAGGTGAAAACTGGACAAGTGTATGGACACCAGATACACTTTACAACGTCGACGATACAGTAATATATGGTGGTACAGTTTACAAATGTTTAACATCACACCAATCACAAAACGCAGATGCTGGACTAGAATTTGATGCAGAAAAATGGGAATTCTATTCGCAATCAGATAATTTTAGAGGTGAATGGCAACCAGGCACACACTATTACATTGATGACATAGCAAGATATGGTGGTATCTTATACAGAGCAATTGGTTCACACATCAGTACACCTAACATTGTGTACACAAACCCAACAAACACTTACAATCAAGACACTACAAACAATCCAACAGGCGGAACTAATGCAACATTTGAAGTTTACAGAGATAGTGGAAACTATTATGGTAAAATTCTAACTGCTGGATCTGGATATTATCAAGCAGAAACATTTACAGTATTAGGTTCTAACCTAAATGGTGCAGACTCAACTAATGATTGTACAATTACAATTACAACAGTTGATGGAACAGGAGCAATAACTGGCATAAGTGTGGCAGGAACGGCAGATGCAACTGTAACATTTGGATTAGAAACAGATGCGGCAAGATGGGAAACTGCTTTAGAAGGTGTGGAATATAAAACTAATTTTGCACAATACACACACTACAAGAAAAATGAAATTGTTAAATGGTCGCCGGGTTTATGGAAAGTAACAACTTCACACTTTGCATTTGGACCAAATTTAGATGAAACAAAATTTTCATTATTTGTTCCAGGTTTAGAATTTGAAACACAATGGGTAGACACACAATACTACCAAAAAGGTGACATTGTACTTTACGGTGGTTACTCTTATGTTGCGTTACAATCTAACGTGGCTAGTAAACCAGCAGTAACAGATAGTACAGGAAACTGGGAACTTGTTTTCCCTGGTTACAATTACAGAAATGAATGGTTAGGCACAGTTGAAAATAATGGAGTCAACGAACCAGTTCCATATAAAACTGGAGACATTGTACTTGCAGGTGGTAACTTATACATTGCTGTAAGAGATAATGAAGACACAGGTCCTGACACAGAATCAGTATACGATCCAGGATCAGATGATCCTTTCCCATGGCAGTTACTTGTAACTGGTAAACGTTGGAGAGGTCCTTGGATTGAAACAACTACTGCGGGTGCAAATGAATATTTCCCTGGTGATGTTGTAACAGTAGCAGGAACACTTTGGGCTTGTATCGACAAGCACATGGCTAATTCATCTGATGCTAAACCACCATTAGATTTAGAATCAGAAAATGTTGGTCCTTATTGGGTGCTATTGGCACAAGGTGCTCCAGGAAACGTATTAGAATATCCAGGAGATTTGAAAACACAAAACGATGATTCTACAAGATTAAGAATTGGTATAGGAACTCCAGGACAAATTTCAAAAGTATCAGCAAATGGTTTCCCAGGTTGGGGTGACTTTGAATTAACTGCAAATGTATACTATGTGGCTCCTGCAGGTGCAGACACTCCAGACAATGGATTACTACCAAGTGCTCCATTTGCCTCAATAAAATATGCTTGTGAATATATTCAAGAATCTCCAAGTACAAGAACACCAGCAACTGTGTTTATTAAAACAGGTTTCTATGAAGAACAACTTCCAATTAAAGTGCCAAGAGATACAGCACTTGTTGGAGATGAATTAAGAAGTACAAATGTAAGACCAGCGGCAGGTTTTGAAACTTCAAATATGTTCTATGTAAACAATGGTTCTGGAATCAGAAACATGACTTTACAAGGTTTAACAGGAACATTGGGTGATGTAAACGAGTATGGTACTAGAAGACCAACAGGAGGTGCGTTTGTATCTCTTGATCCAGGAACAGGTGCCACAGACGCAACTGTTTGGATCACTAACAAATCTTGTTATGTACAAAACGTATCTACATTTGGTACTGGTGCTATTGGTTTAAAAATAGATGGCGATTTACACAACGGTGGTAACAAATCTGTTGTTGCAAATGACTTCACACAAATTATAGACAACGGAATTGGTTTTTGGGTAAATGGTGATGGTAAATCAGAACTTGTATCTGTGTTTACGTATTACAATCACATTGGTTATCTAGCAACTAACGGTGGAAAAGTTAGAGCAACTAACGGTAACAATTCATACGGAGACTTTGGTTCAGTTGCAGAAGGAGTTGCCGCAACGGAAACTCCAATCACGGCTAAAATTGATAATAGAACAGGTGAAGCAATAGTAAACAGTGTTTACAATGATGAAAATGAAATTTATGCTTTTGCTTATACACATGGTGGTGAAAATTACACAACAGCAAATATTACAATTGAAGGTTCAGGTGAAGGTGCCGCGGCAAGTATCAAATACGAAAATACAAGAGACGGTGCAATAAAAGAAATAAGAATTAAAGGTCCAGACGATTCATCACCGGCAGGTGGTGCTCAGTACACTCAGATTGATGGTACAGCAAGAAGTGGTACTTCATCACAAATTGAACTTGCGGCACAATTAGGAAGACCAGCATCAGAATTAATTGGACAAAGAATTTATTTAAGAGAAGGTCGTGGAAGAGGACAGTATGCATACATTGATACTTTTAACGAAGTTACAAAAGTTGCAACAGTAAAAAGAGAATGGGATAATTTACCAGGTTGGCAACACTTACTAGGTGGTTTCCCAATTGAAGAATTATTAGATGCATCCACAAAATACGTAATAGAACCAAGAATTACATTTACTAATCCACCATACTCAAATACATTATCAAGTGTAGGCAGTAGTGGTTCTTTCCTTGTAGGAGAATATGGTAGAGTTGGATCAACAAATGTAACAGTGGTTATTGGAAACGGTACAGCAAGAAGAACATCAAATGGAACAAGTTGGACAACACATGGTGCGCCTGCAGGAAATTATGTAGACACAGCGAGAAGTGATAACTGGTTCTTTGCAGTATCAAGTGATGGTAAAGTAATTCGTTCACAAGATGGTGCAACATGGAATGACATTTCCAACTCTGTTGGTACTGATGTATTCAGAGGTGTAGCGGCATATGGAACAAATGTTGTAATTGCTTCTGAAACAGGAGTTGTTTATACATCAACTGATGACGGTGCTAACTGGACAAACAGCCAAGTTGTAGTTTACGATGGATCAACACCAGTGTTTACTCAAGCGGCAGGTGGAAATGGAATGTTTTTACTTTGTAACCAAGAAGGTGAAACATGGGAAAGTGCTGATGATGGTGCAACTTGGAGACAAAGCACAAACATTGGTGCAAACAAATATAGAGTTACTGATTTAATTTATGGTGGTGGAAAATTTGTAGCGGCAGTACAAGATTCTCCATTAGATGATTCTACATCACCTAACAAGTTTTATGTCACAACGGCAACAAATGCATCTATTCAAGATAGTGCATTAACAAGATGGCAAGAAAGTGCAACACCTCCTCACGCAGGACCATACTATGTTGCATACAGTCAAGGTGTTTATGTTGCAATCACTTCAACAGGTGAAATGGCATACAGTCAAGACGCAATGGTTTGGTTAGAATTAGATAATCCATTAGGAGGAACATTCCAAGGAATTTGTGCAGGTAGAAGCAGTGGTGCTTTCTTTGTACCAATTGAAATTGGTAGTCAATCTAATCTAAATGTTATATCTTATGGTGCAAGACCATTAGTAAGAGTTATCACAAATGCAGGTAGACTTTCTAGACTACAAATATTTGAACCAGGAAGTGGATATGTTTCTGCTCCAACTGTAACTTTATTTGATAATAAAAATACTATAGACGCAGTGATTGAACCAAGAATGGCTTCGGGAGTATTAACACAACCTACATTTACAAATAGAGGTACAGGATTCCTAAACGTTTCTGCAACAATAGACGGTGATGGTTTCAAAGATGAATACCAAACTGGAAAAGTTGTTCAAGTTAAAGATCTATCAAGAGAACCTGGTCCAGGTGATTTGTTATTCATTGATGGTATCCAAGATCAAGTTTACAGAGTAACACAAATTACAAATTTAGCAGGCAGTGAACCAAACTTAACTGCAACATTTAGAATTTCACCAAGTTTGAAAGCACAAGAAACACCTGATCATGAAACTGTGTTTACTATCAGACAACTTTACAGTCAGGTACGTTTAACAGGTCATGATTTCCTAGACATAGGTACAGGTGGATTTACAACAACCAACTATCCAGACCTTTACACTAATGAAGGATTTACAGAAGGATATGAAGCACAACCGAATAGAGAAGTTAAAGAAGGTGGTGGTGGTAGAGTATTCTACACTTCAACTGACCAAGATGGTAACTTCCGTGTTGGTGAATTATTTGAAGTTGAGCAGGCAACTGGTATTGTAACACTAAACGCAGACTTATTCAATCTATCAGGATTATCAGAGTTAAGTTTAGGTGGTGTTGTATTGGGTGGTACTGAAGTTGTTGTTAGAGAATTTAGTACAGATCCAACAATGGCGGCAAATTCAGACAATATTGTGCCTACACAAAAAGCAATAGTGTCATACATCAACTCTAGGGTATCTGGAGGTGGTTCAAATCTTAACGTTTCGCGTGTAAGAGCTGGTTCAGTTAGAATTGAAACTAACCAATTATACAACGAAGCAGACCCAGTGAACGGAACAATAACTTTCCCTGTAACTGTGTTTATGAACAAAGGAATAAGTGGTAGTTTATTAGCACTTTCTTACTTCACAGGAGGTACAGCAAGTACCAATTTGGATGAAGGAGATGCGGTATCCTCTATCGACAGTTCCAATGGATATGGAAATTAATAAAATGCTAAATAACACTAATACGGAGTTAAATTAACAAATGGCTGAGTTTAAATTAGGTAGAATACGTTTTGTTTGGAAAGGTGCTTGGTTCACCGGTAATGAATATTTCATCGACGATGTTGTAAGATACGGTGGTAGAACATACATCGGTATCAAAGGACACACAGCAACTAGTGACTTTCAAGCAGATTTGACTGCTAACTATTGGGCATTGATGTCTGATGGTCAAGAATGGAAAGGTGATTGGAATGTTAACATCACTTACAAGCCAAATGACGTTGTAAAATATGGTGGTTACATTTATCTTTGTAACACAGGACACACTTCTGCAGAATTAGTTGCAGACGGATTAGAAGCAGATCAATCCAAATGGGATTTATTTTCAGAAGGTTTCAATTATTTAGGTAATTGGGGAACATCAACAAGATATAAAATTAATGATTTAGTAAAATACGGTGAATCAGTTTACCTATGTGTAACTCAACATACTTCATCAGCAACAGTGGCTGGCGGTTTAGAAGGTGATGATGGCGCAGGTAATCAAACAGATTTAGCAAAATGGGAATTGTTTGCAAAAGGTTTCGGATGGAACAATGCATGGCAAACTTCAACAAGATACAAACCAAATGACACAATAAGATACGGTGGACAAGTTTACATTTGTATAACTGGACACACTTCTGCGGCAACGACGGCATTAGGTTTAGAAAACGACCAAGCAAAATGGCAATACGTTCATAAAGGAATTGAATATTTAGGTGACTGGACAGGAACAACAAGATACAAAGTTAATGACCTTGTAAAATATGGTGGTAACATTTGGATTTGTACAACACATCACACATCAACAACTTCATTAGCAACTGACGAAGCAAATTGGTCAATTTTTGTTCCAGGTTTAGAATTTGAAGATTCATGGAGTTCAGCAACACAGTATCAACCAGGTGACTTCAGTACATACGGTGGATATTCTTATGTTGCAAAAACAAATAACTTAAACAAACAGCCAAGTCAATATCCAGCAGACTGGGATTTATTTGTAACAGGATTTAGTTTAAAAGGTGATTATGATAATGCAACGGCTTACAAAACTGGAGACGTTGTAAGAGTTGGTGGTTTCACTTATTTAAATATTGAAGATTCAACAGGAAATAGACCACCTAATGTAACTTACTGGAATAAACTTAACGAAGGTTTATACTGGAAAGGTTCATGGTCAGATGCAGTTTATTATGACAAAGGTGATATAGTAAGAGGAACAATTAATACAGACACTTCTTATATCTGTATTCAATCACACACATCTAACAATCAAGCACCAAACACAATAAACCAACCTGATGCGGCTCCAGGTGCAGGTGTTGATTCAGGATCTTACTGGCAATTATTATCAGGCGGTCCAGAGAATGATGTAATATCAACACAAGGTGATTTATTAATTTATGGTCCTTCAGGTCCAACTAGATTGCCAATCGGAAGAGCAGGTCAATCTTTAGTTGTTAATTCTGCAGGTAACTTACCTGAATGGGGTTATGTTGGACAAGTAGATCAAGTTTATTATGTTGCACCAAATGGTGAAGACATTTCGGCGCCAGATGCAGGTGTTACACTAGATAGACCATGGAAGAGTGTTAGATATGGATTGTTTAACATTGAAAAAGGTCCAAGATTTCCTTTCACTACATACTTGTTAGAAAGAAACAAACAGTTTATACAAGATGAAATTATTGCTTGGATAAATGATCAGGTTGCAAACAACGTATCACCATTTACAAATGCATTTACATACAACGCAACAAAATGTAGAAGAGATATTGGATTATTGATTGATGCAACATTGTGGGACATGAGACATGGCGGCAATGAAAGATCAAGAAAAGCGGCTTTACAATATTTTACACCAGCAGGTGCTTCATATGTTACTGGACAAGAGGCTGAAACTGCCGCGTCTATTGTAAGAGCAATTTACATTGCACAGCAAGTAATTGCAAACAACACAGGATACACAACAGAACAAGCAACAACTCCACAATATTCAGATTCAAGTTACGTTGCGGAAGCAGATGGCGGTACGACTATTGAAACGTACATGAAATATTCATCAGATGCAATAACTGCCGGCAACTCAACAGGTGTTCCAGCATTAAGAATTGCAAACACAACGTTAAATGTAAAAACTGGAAGATACCAAGAAGTTGGTCCAATGATTATTGATGAATCAGTTGCGTTGGTAGGTGATGAATTAAGATCAACAGCAATTAGTCCAGCAGGTTCTATAACTTCAGCAAGTGACACACAATACAGTTTACAAGGTATTGACAGAATGATTGCAATCATTAATGATGTTGTATTAAACAACTCAGTAACAGTTACGCCATCAGGTGGTGTAATTAGTGTTGACAATGATTCTGGTGCAAGTTTATCATTCAATGATGGTACAGGAACAGGAGTTTCTTCTACAACTACAGGTTCAGGTGCAGGTGCAACATTTAATATTACAGTTGCTTCATTCACTGTAACTTCAATCACAGTTAACAATCCAGGTCAAGGATATGCATCCGATGACAGAATTACAATTCCAGCAAGTACAGTTATCATTGGTAACAGTGGAAACACAACACTTGGTGCAGATTTTAGTTTTGATGCAAATGAAGTAACAAGTGGAAACACAATTACACAAAATACAAGTGCTCCAGCAGGTTCGGCGGCGGCAGGTGCACGTTCAGTTGTTATTGCAACAGACATAAAAGAATACATTGACTTCAAAATTAACGCAAACGGTTCAGAACCAACAATGGCAGGTTCAAACATTGCTGAAAATGACGCAGGATACACAGATGCACGTGGAAGAATATTAGCAAACAGGGAATTTATTGCTAAAGAAGCCGCAGAATTTGTGAAAAGAGCGAATCCAGGTGTAACTTTCAGTCAAACTGCTTGTGAAAGAGATGTAAAAGAGTATGTAGACGCAATTATATATGACCTAGAGTACACAGGTAATTACAGAGCATTAAGATCAGGTGAATGGTACGTGAACAGTGTTCAAGGATCTACTGATAAAAATATGTTCTTTATGAGAAACGGTACAGGTTTAAGAAACTGTACACTAACAGGATTATCAGGTTCATTAGGATCAGCAAATGCTTACGGAACAAAACGTCCAACAGCAGGTGCGTTTGTTTCACTTGATCCAGGATTTGGTCCATTGGACTACAAGGCATGGATTGCAACAACTACTGCTGGTACTCAAATGTTTACTCCAACAACAGGAACAAGTTATGATCCTGCAACAGGAACAACAGTATTAGAAATTGGTTCACATGAATTACAACCAGGTGATACTGTAAGACTTACAACAGCAAGTTTAACATTTAGTTGTACTCAGGATGGTAACGTATCTCAAATTGCTTATCCAAGAACAACTGACCCAGCGGCAGGTAAAGAATTATTAGTTGAAGCAGTAACTCCAACGTCAATTACAATAAATGTTGGTGCAAGTCAAGTAGGACAACAATATCCGCACACATTTATAAGTGCAACTGCAAATTCTGTACAAGAAGAAACTATATCTAGATTAGGTGGTAAATCACCATACGTACAAAACGTATCTAACTTTGGTGTAGGAGCAACAGGTTTAAAAATTGATGGAGATTTACACGCAGGTGGAAATGATTCTATCGTTGCAAACGACTTTACACAAATTATTTCCGATGGTATTGGTGCATGGGTAACAAACTTAGGTAGATCAGAACTTGTATCTGTGTTTGCTTACTACAATCACATTGGATACCTTGCAGAAACAGGTGGAAAAATACGTGCTACAAACGGTAACAACTCTTATGGAGATTTTGGTTCCGTTGCAGAAGGTGTTGATCCAACAGAAGTTCCTGTAACTGGTAGAGTTGATAACAGATCAACAGATGCTTTAGTAGAAAGAGTATTCACAGATGGTGAGCAAATACTTGCATTAGAATTCAGCAACGCAGGTAGAGAATACTCAAATGCAAACATATCTATTATAGGTACTGGTTATGGTTTATCTGGTGTTACTCCAACGTACAACACAGGTGGAATATACAAAATTAGATTAACAGAAACAATTACTACTCCTGAATCAAACTTAGGTGGTAAAGGTTATGTTACAGCAACCAATGCCGCACAAACAGGTGACTTGACTTCTATTACAATAGCAGTAACAGACACAAATCCTTCAAGTGCATACATTGGAATGGCTGTATGGATATTAGAAGGTTTGGGTGCAGGTCAGTTTGGATACATTGACACATACAACGCGGCTTCAAAAGTTGCAACTGTTAGAAAATATTCAGATGGAACTCCAGGTTGGGATCATTTGTTAGGTGATTCGTCTGTAAGTTCATACTTAGATGCTACTTCAATCTATGTGATTGAGCCAAGAGTATCTATTCCTGCTCCGCAAAATGATGGATCTACTCCACCAAGAAATGCAATAGCAAGAGCGATTGTAACAGCGGAACAAGTTTCATCAATAAGAATTTTAGATTGTGGTGCTTCTTATACAAGTGCTCCAACTATTACACTTGTTGATCCTAATAATACAACAGACGCTCCAATTCAAGCATATGTTGGTGATGGTGTATTAGGTCAACCTACTTATACTGTAAGAGGATTTGAATTTGAAACAGCAGATGCAACAATTACAGAAACAGGAACACAGGCAACCGTAAGTGGTGTAACTCAAGCAAGTCCGGCGGTGGTAACAACTTCTGCGGCTCACAACTTTAACAACAACGATAAAGTTGTGTTTACAGATGTTGGTGGAATGATTGAGTTGAACACAGGTGTATACTACTATGTAAAAGTTTTAACTACTGACACATTTGAAATTTACAGAGATTATCAATTAACTCAAGCGATAGATTCAACAAATTACACTGCTTACTCAACAAGTAACGGTAAAGCAACAACATTTGGTGGATTTAGAGATGAATATCAATCAGGAAAATACATACAGGTTGAAAATTTAAGTGAACTTCCAAGAGCAGGATCAAACATTGAGTTTGGACACCTACCAGGAACGTTCTTCAAACTTGTTGCTGTGAACCAACAGTTAGGTACTCAAGCACCTTACACAGGATTGTTACAAATATCTCCAGACTTAAAAGTTTCTGAAGCACCAGAACACGGTCAATCAATTGAAATGAGAATTAGATATTCTCAAGTTAGATTAACAGGTCATGATTTCCTAGAAATCGGAACAGGTAATCAGACAACAACAAATTATCCAGGCATACCAACACAAGATCCAGATCCAACAAAAGAAACTGTAGAATCAAATGGTGGAAGAGTATTCTTTACATCAACTGACCAAGACGGTAACTTTAGAGTTGGTGATTTGTTCTCAGTAGAACAGGCAACTGGTATTGCAACATTGAATGCAGATGCATTTAATATTTCTGGATTACAAGAGTTACAGTTGGGAGATTTAGCATTAGGTGGAACAAGTGCATCTATTAATGAATTCTCAACTGATGGTACAATGTCCGCAAACAGCGATGCAATAGTACCAACTCAGAGGGCAATAAGAACTTATATCGCTTCACAAATTGGTGGTGGTGCAAGTTCTTTGAACGTCAACTTGATTGTCGCAGGTTTCGTAGTAGTTACTGGGCAGACAATTTCAACAACAACTGATACAGGTATTAACTTTAATTCTACTGTTAACTTCAATAAAGGAGTTAGTGGTGTACCTGTAGCAATGAACTACTTAATACATAGTTAAAGGAGGAAAATATGGCTTCAGGAAGACTTGGTACTGCAAACTTAACTGCCGCTACTAATACATCTGTATATACTGTGCCCGCTGATACATTTACTGTCGCTACGATATCTATCTGTAACAGAGGAAATCAGGCTATAACAGTGCAAATGGCTGTGGCTGACTCGGCAACTCCAAATGCTTCAGAATACATTGAGTATGAAACAGAGGTTTTATCTCATGGTGTTTTGGAAAGAACGGGTGTTGTAATGAGTGCAGGTCAGATATTGGTGGTATACACCAGTGCGGCTAACGTTAGTGCTGTTGTTATGGGCATTGAAACGTCAACAGCGTAGTAAATTAACAAAAATGAATAAATAACATTGAAAAAGGAAACAAAACAATGGGAAGATACATATCAACAACTGGAACAGCAGGGGTAGTTACTAGAGAAATTAGCACGACCTATAATGCCGTTGTAAATGATAGAATACTTGCAGACAGTTCGTCAGCAACTTTTACTATTACTTTACCAGCCAACGCTTCTTTGTTAGTCAGTGATACAATACAAATTATTGATGCAACATCAAGTGCGGGTACGAATGCTATTACAATAGCAAGAAACGGTTCAAAAATTCAAGGTGCGGCAGAAGATCTTACTTTCGATATCACAGGTGGTATTGTTACTATGATCTACACTGGTACAACTTACGGTTGGATAGTTGGTGCTGTATAATCAGTACTAATTATAATCGTATTAGTAACTAATTTTGTAAAGGAAAAAGTAACATGGCAAGTTTAAAGTCGTTATTAGCAACTAAATCAGACGCATTTGCAACGCCTGAAGAAGAACAGAACTTGGAAAAAGGTAGAATTTATACTTACAATCCAGGAACTAACTATTCAAGACTATGGTGTTGTTTT